TAGAGAGGCGTTACGGTGCCAATCAGGCTAAAAACGAACTTGTCATCTACAAGGGTAACAAAGGGTCTGGTGACGAAGGTCCTACGAGAATACGTCACATTGCCGCAGAACATCTATTTCAGACGTATAATGATGCCGTATTTGATTTGGCTACCGAACTCCCACTCACTGAAGATGATACAGCTGTTGATATACCTTTGCGTATAACAACAGGGGGTGCAGTAATCATTGGTGGTAAGATCAATACAGTCCCATCCAGTGAAGCGAACAAACTGGTTGTTGCAGGTAATATCGAATTCACAGGAGGTGGTCAATTCACACTCACAGGGATTGAATTTGAGACAACCAATCCCGTTGGTGGGGATTCAGTGAATATCTATAGAAATATTGGTGATGAAGGTACTGCACGCCCAATGACATTTGTGCATGAAATTACAGATGGGGTTGATACTGAGTTTGCTCGTTTTGATGGGGCTGGTCGTCTCGGTATAGGTACTGATACCCCAAGTTCAAACATACATATCTACAATTCTCGAACAACGGATATCGATATGCTCAAACTCGAGAGTCCTGGCACAAACAAAAAAACGGGGATGCTTCTTTATACTACAGATGGATATGGTGGCTATGTGAGAGGTTTTAGAAACTCTACATACGCAACGTCTGGTATAACAATCGGTGCAGAGAATGATTTTTCTGAAGCCGATGGACTCCATGTTGTACACACGAGTAATGTTGGTATAGGTATTACAAACCCACTTAGGAAGTTTCATCTATATGACGGGACAGCTCGCATCGAGCACTCATCGAGTAACGCGATTGTTGAATTCAAAACGACTGGTGGAACATCAAACATTCATTCGGATACTCTAGGGAATATGTATATAAATCCACATTCTACTGAGACTGTGATTGCGAGTAACCTCACAGTCCATAACGATCTTACCGTCGGTGGGAACATCGATCTTGGTAATGCAGTTGCCATCGATTTAGGGGGTCAAACCGCGAATACAGCACTTGAGGTTGGTGGTGGTGTCATCACAACTTCTAAACAAGTCTCATGTAAGAAATATTCATACACATTCCAACGTGGTGGGGGGGTTTCCCAATCCGGTGATGTTCAACTTGTTTTCGATACAGGTTCATTCTATGCAAAGATTGTGGCTATTTATAGACGTATAGATACAGCTTTTGGAACTGGAATGAGTAACATGAGTACTATGGTACTCGAGATACAAGGTGGAACGTACGATGGGAGTACATCTGCTGTGGATATAGCAATTGGTACTAAAAATATATTTGGTGGTACAAACAGCCACCCATGGAGTCCCACGGTCACTACAGGGAGAAAGGGTATATTAATTAAACCGAGTACAGAGACTACTCCAGCTCTTATAACCTATTCCTATGACATTTCTGTGGAGCTCATGTCTTCTCGGGGTGGTGCATTCACAAGTGTGCGCACGGGTGCATCAAATAACCCAGATTCGACGATCAGTACAATTCTTAACGACGATTTTAACTATTAAATTTACTACAAGGGGAGACCCCGTGGTAGATTCAATATACATTTACGTCCTGATGGTATCAGAGACGGCGAGTAAAACAACGCCGATAATGAACGCCATGATGACGTAATTCAATTCAGTTTCTTCACGACCGATCTGAGGCTTCACCTCCTCGGTCTTGGATTTCACGACAGGCTTCGGTTGTCGGACAGGAGGGTCCAGTTCCTCCAGCGGACAATACGCTATCATTTATATAGTAATTAGAGATTAATTTCCGTCTTCTTTTTTCGCCTGGTTCGCTTGGGTTTAGAAGTACCAACATTCACCTCCTTGACCTCACCACCAGTGGAGTCTCCTGAGATGGACATGATATCGGACATATCATCATCATCAATCACACTCTCTTGGGCTCCACCCATAGTGGTATTCATTGGTGGTGGGGGGGGCATCATGATACCACCCATGAGGCTTGAGATATCTATACCAGGACCTTGCATCTCATAGTTGCCTGTACCACCCACAGGGGCCTCTGTGGCTGGACCACCAGGGGCACGGGTGGTGTTTTGCACAGCAGCCATCATATTCTTCACCAGATCAGGGTTCTGCTTCATAACATCGTTCATGTTGGGCATGACAGACTTGAACATACTATTTGTCAAGTGAAACATCATCGCCGAACCACCTAACATCATGATCAACTTCACCTCTGGGGCAACATTGACCTTGGAGCGATACTTCACGTACAGTTCCTCAAACACGCCATCGTAATCATCCGTATTTTCCATAATAGACTCAGACCAACCCTCAAGCTGGATCTCGAAAGGGTTGTACCTCTTATTGAGAAATTCCAGACCGGTCACACAAGCGACGAGCATTCGTCGAGAGAACCGGATCGATTGTTCTACATCAATGCTATAGGTGATTCGCTTGACCTCTGACCTAAGTTCATCCACACTGGAATATGCATTCAATCTCTTGTTCACAGAGAAGCCTTTCTTCTCCAGTCGAGTCAGTTTATTAATAAGATCTGACTTCTCCTCATCCACTGAGGTATATCCCTTCGAAGGCTGTTCTTCCTGAGGACCTGGACCCATGGGCTCATCATCATATAACTCCTCACCATAGTCAATCTCTTCATCTTGGATGGGCTGCTGAGGAGCCGATTGTTTATTGGGATTCACAAAAGCATCCATAGCCTCTTGGTGCTGCTGAGGTTGAGAGCGGTATGCATGCTGAGTAGGACGTGGCACAGGTTTGGGACGAGGCATCGAGATCTCAACCTCATCCATGAGCGCCTGTTCATCAGCGTCTAATTTCATCACAGTTGTATTTCCACGGTCGAGTACGATTTCTTCGTCCATCTACTCTCTATATGGAAACTAAAAAAATACCTTTAACGCACTTTAAAAAAATATACGTACATAATAAATGTTCAACCTTAACAAGACCAATCGTAATGCTCTCACATACATCGGTGTATTGTTTTTCATCATCGTCGCCCTCATGATGTTCCGTGATACCAGTGCTTACCAACCCAGGCCAATCGTGATTACACCTATCCGTCAAGGTTCCATCTTTGACCTGGAAAACAAAGTCGAATGTACCCCTGGCTACAAGGGTGGTAGTGCCTACACTAAATCACTGACCCCAGGTGGTCTCTGCGGTGCCCAAAAGTTCGTCTCGGATCTTGCGAACTATGAGATCGCGGATGGAATTGGTGGATCTTTAATCTAAGCTAACTATAAATGGCTTTGGTCACTTCACCCACACAGTCTATTCCCGATCTCAACCATGAGTATCATACTGTGACTATTGACACCATTGGTCAAGCTAGTGCCAATACTTTTACCTGTTTTCTCAGTCAGCCCCTAAAGAATATTGTTCAGGCTAGACTTCTCACCGCTCGTATCAATACATCCGCGGACACTGAACACTGCTATTTATCCATAAAAGAGTTAGACACCATCTTTTCCGACCGCGCCTCGAACGTGTACGATGGTCAGGCCTCTTTGAGTATGATTAGGGGTTCTTTTGCGAGTCTGTCGACAACTGGTACTCCTGGTGCAGTTGTGAACTTTAGGGATGAGTACCCAATAGCTACACAATATATTGATCCCATTCGCCGTCTCGACCGCCTGACGGTAACTATCCGTAACCAAGATGGTGAGACTATCGAACGTGCGGGTGCCAGTGATAAAAACTTCGTAGTCCTTCGTTTTGTGTGTAGAAAACCAAATTTGTAATTTTCTCCCCTTAGAGTAGTATACCATGTCCGCTGGTATTGTTCAATTGATCGCAGTCGGTGCCCAGGATGAATACATCATGGGTAATCCCGAAATCTCTTTCTTTAGTTCAACATTCAAAAGACATGCTAATTTTTCACAATCCATCGAAAAGCAAACGATCCATGGAGCAGTGAAAAACAATTCTATGTCCAGCGTTCAATTTGAACGATCTGGTGACCTTCTCGGTTACGTCTATTTCACTATAGATGATACCACACAAGCCCTCGATATTCAGAGATGGGACACTATCATCGATAAAGTAGAACTCTATATTGGTGGATCCCTCATCGATAGCCAAGATACCATTTTCACGGAAAAGATTGCCATCGATACATTCGCACAAAATGTATCTAAAAGTTCAAACGGAACACACCCAGGTGTTAGTGCTCGCTCCTATTTTTATCCACTCAGGTTTTTCTTTTGTGAAGGCCCTCAATGTGCTCTACCCCTAGTGGCGTTGAATTACCATAATGTAGAGATCCGCATTCATTGGGCCAATGCAGCTGCCAACTATAATGTGGAATGCTATGCCAACTACTATTATTTAGATAACGAAGAACGTGGTAACATTGCTTCCCGAAAACATGATCTTCTCATCACCCAAGTACAAAAGAATATCGCATCGGGTGAAATTGTTCAGGATCTCACATTCAACCACCCTGTAAAGTATCTTGCATCTTCAGATACGACCACAGATGGCGCGCTTACATCCCCCACGAACAAAGTAAAACTGAACATAAATGGTCTCGATGTGAGCAACTATAAATGGGGTAAGCCCCACTTTATTGATGTCATGAATTACTACCATACAAACTTCGTGACTTCCCCAGATTTCTTTCTCTACTGTTTCTGTCTCTCAACGAGTTCCCTCCAACCTACAGGTACTCTCAACTTTAGTCGTTTGGACTCAGTCAAGATCATGAGTGAGAGTATGCCTATTAATGACCCAATCTATGCAGTCAATTACAACATCTTGCGCATAGAGAATGGTATGGCGGGACTTCTGTACGCAAATTAAAATACAATGTTATAATAAATGGTCAAGAACATACCGACTATTGAGCGGTCTACCAAGGTTCGGTTTGGTAGAAACACCCTCGAAGACCAGGCGGAAAATACAATTGTTTTCAATGCGAGTAATGAAACAATAAACGCCAACACGGCTAATACGATTTATATTTCACCTATTCGTTTGAGAGCAGATTATGATGATCCTAACATCGTTCTTTTAATGTACAACAAAGAGACAAAAGAGATTACCGAATCTGGTGAAGCGGCGACCGATATTATTGAAACCACACTCCAAGGTGCGGCAATTCGTGGTAACGTAATTAACGTGAGTACTGTGTATTTCGATAATACATCACATAATTCTTTAGTGACCGATTCAAATGTTGGTATTGTCAATACAAATCCACTACACACTCTCAGTGTTGGTTCAAACCTCTATGTCGATGATACAGGTTCGAATGTCCTCGTTGTGGGGGGTGGTGTTT